CTCATTTATTATATCGTATATGATAATTTTTATCCATGAAATAGCACATTGTAGTTTTTAACTGATTGGCCATAACGTAAATTTTAAAACGCTATCCACAAAATTATATAGTTTTACATGAAATTTTTGCCGTATTTTTGACGTCAAAACAAAAAAGAGGGGTACCGCTTATGGTACCCCTTTCTCATTAATCTAATTCAACAAGGCGTTTTAATTCGCCATTTACGAACCACATTTCACAACGTACGTTGTTATGGTCTGTGAGTGTTGCGGTATATAAACCGTCTTTCTTTGGGTTTACTTCTTCCGCGAACATATGAGTTTTGCCTTCAAATGTAAATGTTTTCATAATATTTCCTTTCCAACTGTCAACTAATAGTTTACTGTTGCAATCCGTGCAACTCGGAGATAATCGGATCACCTACCATTTCGCAAATGTATAAAGCACGCTGGCCCCTTTGAAATGCTTCCCGTCAAAATGCGCTAGGCCTTGAAAGTCGCCAGCTTGATAACCTACCGTTTCATATACCTTGCCTGTATCCAGTACAGTAACGCCGCCCATTACGCGATGCGCTTTGTTAAGATTGATTTTATATACATCAATCTTTTGTTCATCGGTATTTTCTACTACGGCCGTTCTATCGCTTTTTGCCGTGGCTTCCTTTGGAATAGTAGGTGATTTTTCTTTAATAGCGTTTTTCGTAACTACTGCCGCATCATGTAGCGTTGGCGCTTGCGTGTAATAGGTAACTACTGGTTGTGCCGTTTCCTTGTATGCAATAACTTCCTTCGCTACATTTGGCGATACGTTAAGCGCTTCCCCTAATTTAACAGGGTTCTTCGCCACGGTCTGATTGATAATAACCGGTTCTTGTAGCTTTTTGGTATGCATTACGTTATAGGCGAATAGGCCAGCAACTACCACCAGCAGCATAAGCAATGCTACTGTGATAACTGGTAAATATGCCCTTATGAATTGCTTGATAGTATCCATACAATACCCCCGTTAGATAGGCCAATTCAATACTAAATCCGCATCAAATTCCTTGCCTTCAATGTTTTCAGTAAATGTATATTGCCATAAATTAGCGCCATAATAGTCGCATTGGCTATTTAATTGTGCGCACCAGATAGCGCAACCGCCCAACTGGCTAACGTCTAATACGTTTACTAACCAGTCATAACTAGCATATAGGCCAGCATTAACATATCCAGCTTGCCATAATTTATTGATGAATACGCTGCATATATTGGTTAGTTGCTGGTCTGTTGGCATGCCACGTTCTGCCTTGTAGTCGTCAGCATCTTCCATGTCAAACCATACGCCCATTGGCAACTTGTCAACAGTTAAACCGGCATCATTAAGTGTATTTAAAACGAATTCCGCTTCTTCTGCTGCGTGTTCTTCGTTCATAGCGTACGAATAATGATATACGCCAACTGCTAAACCGGCATTAATAGCACCATTAATATTGTTATAGAATTCACTATCTAAATTACCACGGCCATAACCGATGCGAATGATCGCGAAATCAAACCCATTAGCCTTTACCGCGCCCCAATCAACTACGCCGTTATTTTCGCTTACATCAATACCTCTCATGGTACCCCCTTATAATTTCACCTTGTTTTCAATTTTTGTTCGGATTAAATCTAGGAATTTACCTAACATAGCATTTCCGCCGTCGCGTAGATTTTCCATAATAGATAGGAATTCACAGGAACCCAAATATAACCAAACTAACGATACCGCGAATTGCTTTTGGCCGCTCATTTCATCGAATAACACGGCCGCCATTGTAGCCACTACATATGTTAGGATTTTAAATACAAACCCTTTTCGCATGTATCGGCTGGAAATTAGGCCCTTTTCAAACGCCAACGGTATTGCACGGTACTTTTCCCATACGGCCATTTGGTCTTTATCGTATCCGTATTCATCAATTAACATCTGATAGGCAATAGCCGCCCATTTAGTGAAAAGGTCGATGAATACCAATAAAATAAACACGCCCAAAATCTGGACGTGTTTAATTCCAATTACCCATATAGCAACGGCTGCCGCACCGCTTAATATTGCTTTCAGTACAAAACTATCTGTTAAAGAGTTCCAACCCTCAACAAAAAACTTCAAAATAAACTCCATTATGCGCCCCTTTATTTAACCTTACCTAAACCATAAACGCTGCGCGCTATATTGGCTTTTCTCATATTGATTTTGTCTAATTGTTCCCTCTTTTGTTCGCCGCTCATACGTTCATTATTAATGATCGCTTTAGATGCTTTGTTTAAACCTTTTAGGCTATCACTTGCATTTTTGAGTTTTGCGAATTCTTTGGCATCGTATCCTTCCGGACGTTGCCCTGTTAGTTTGAATTCATTATGTAGTTTTTCTTGTTCCTTATAATCATCATATACACGTTGCACGCTATTAGATGATTGATAAGGCGCCGCCGTGAACCCTCTTAACCCCGGCGCTTCGTACCATTTTTTAGATGCATTGTTTTCTTTTGCACCAGTAGCCGCATCAATGCCGCTTAAACCTAAACCAGCAAGGCCGCCGCCGTACCCTCTTATTGTATTATCTACAATATACGGTGAAACGTTGATTTTATCGCCTACAAATTTTGCTACTTCGCTTGTATTTGCGCCATATTGTAGGTGTGCCGGTAAATTTTCTTGAGATTGCGGAATTAAATTCCTTTGTCTGAATAGCGATTTATTTGTCATGGCTTCAAAAATCGGTATAACGGCAGTAGGCATAAAACTCGGAGCCATGCTATCAATAACTCTTTCCCCGAAACCTTTAAACCCTACGCCATTACGCCCGCTCTTTTTATCGTCCATGTACTGTAACATGCGTTCAAACGCCGTACCGAATAAGATGCCAGCTTCAAACGGCTTAGGAATTTTATACATATTTTCTTTACCCGGAATAATCCAGAATGTATCCTTTTCCCATTGTGGCAACTCTTGATAACGTTCATCATCTTTATTCATATACCACAACATAACGCTAGGCAATGTAATATAAAGCATAGTTTTAACAGTCATACCGCGCGGGTCTTCCTTAAAAGCACGTGCCATTTTGTCGGTGCCTTGAATTGCAGCATTAAAAAAGGCTACGGCTTGATTGAATTTCTTTGTATGCGTACCCCTACGGCTAAAATCTAGCGTTATATCACGGCTTTCAAGCGCTGCTTCTCTTGCAGTTAAAGGCTTTCTATCTTTCCCGAATAGGCGATTACTAACCCCAGTATAACCCTTTCGTGCGTTATCGAATTCCGCCAACCGTGTTGCCATTTCTGTTGCTTCACTCATGGCGCGCAATAACTCAATAGGGTTTTTAATTAACTTAGTAACATCGCTTTTACGGCTCATAATATCGCGTAATTGGCCGCTTAAATAGTCGCGGTCTAACGAAACCATTGCCGCATGCGCTGCGCCAGATTTCATATATTCCCAGTATAAATCACCTTTTTTAAGAAATAGCGATAACCCTTTAAAAGTATCAATAATAGGAATAAACCCATGTTTGGAATAAATAGATGCGCCTATCATATCGCGTACAGGGTTTCGCAAGATAAATTCTGGTGATAATGTAGCACCAGCGCGTAACCAATTGGCCGGGTACGATAAGACTTTTACAAACATATTTGATTGTTCTTTATCTAACATACGCATCGTTTTAATGAGTTCCGGTGTTGTTTCATATGTTACTTTTTCGCCGTTTTCCCAAACGTTAAATGTATTATCTGTTGCCGCTTTATTACCGTTTACACGTTCCACTATTTGCCCTACGCCGTTTTTATCGGCAAGTTTGGCAAATGTACGCCCAACGTGATTGCGTTCTACTGCGTTATAAAATTGGAACGTATTCTTTACGATACTTTCCAACGGATCTATGATATCGCGCGTGCTACCTTTGAAACGTTTTACCGGACTGGATACATCAATAAAACCCTTGCCACCAGATAAGAACGATTGCATGCCAGCATCTGACATATCACGGAAAAACGGGATATAATGCGGGTACATTTTGCGCATTGTATGATATGCCTTAGCCGTCAACATGCCTTCTTTAACTAACATCTGCAACATATAATCTTGATATTTATATATTGCAACTGCCGCCTTTTGAAAGCGTTCGTTTCCGGCGTGCTTACCTAATACGGCCGCATCTTCGGTATAATCAAACGTTGCTTTTTGTTTGTTTTTGTGTAGGTCTAAATCGTGCAAGGCTACAAGATATGCGGAGAATTCCTTATGTTCCTTTTCGCCTACGCCTTTCAAAATGTCTTTTAACGATTTGATGCCATGTTCTGGCGCACCGTGTTCAATAAGCGTTTCTGCTTTACCTACCCAGCCACGCGCTAACCACGCTTGCATATATGGATTATCATCAAAGGCAATCTTTTCGCCTGTTTGGCGTTCGACTTCCTCAACTAAATCCTTCAATGGGTTCAATTCATCAACGGCTTTAGTGTATACATCATTTAACGCTTTTTTAATTACATCTTTAGCTTCGCCACGCTTAACCGCATCAATAGCTTGGCTTACTTTACCTTTACTTTCAAACGAAATACTACCTTTGATACGTTCCGCCCCGCCTTGACGGTGCCATTCATGAACCAGTTGAGATAATTTATTTGTAATACCGTTTAATTCCGGTTCTTTTGCAATCGCTTCCGTAAAGTGCTTATAGAATTCTGGGAATTCCCGTTTTGCTTTTGCTCGATCACTTACATAGTCTTTGAAAAATTCTGCGTAACCTTCGCCGCGTATACCGTCCATACCTAATTTATTGTAGGCTTTACCGAACCGGTCTTGAATTACGCCGTTAAATTCGTTATTAAATCGTGCATCTTTACTAAAATTAAAATAGTTATCCACATAATGGCCTAACTCATGCATGATTGTTGGAATTTCGCCATAATTACCGCTACGGATTACATCGGTTTTAGTATTGTACCAGCCGCGCACGTTATCACGGCCCAAACGGCCACTTTTAACGCGTTGATTGAATAGGTTATTGACTGCATCAAGGATTTCCCTACGTGTTACGCTTCGGCCTAACCGCCCTACTTCATCAATGCCAGTATGTGGCGTATCCTTACCCATTGCGCTATATTGTAGCGGTTCCGTAGGTCTAACGCCTTTACTTTCTAAATAACGATTTGCCATTGCTTCGTTGCCGTCAAAGGCTTTTACAACCGCATCGCGTACTTGCTCATGCGTTGCATTATCTAATAGTTGGCTAGGTTGCTGCGCGTATTTGCTCACGCCACCTTCTGTCGGTTCTGCTTGCATCAACTTCAATTCTTGCGTATCTGCAATTAGTTCGGCAGCACGATCACGGCGAACCGTTTCCATGTATTCGTTATTCAATCGTTCAACTGGTACATCTAGGCTTTCAGATAATCGAACCTTCACCGCATCAAGTTCCGTTTTTGGAATATCTGGCTTTGTGGCTTTGTTTAAATCTTTCAATAATTCCGTGTTAGAATTTACTTTATTTTCTAATTCGGTATATCGTGGATCAGATGCATCATTTTTCAATTCATTTATGATAGTTTCTTTTGCTTTTTGCGGTAAATCGTCAAGTGCATTTCGCAAACTTTCGTTCGGTGCATCTTCTTCATACCTAAATTGAGTATTTGCATCGTTTTCAAGTGCTTTTTCTTCAAATTTAGGTTTTTCACCCTCTACAAAGTCAGTATTTATGCGGTCTTTTGGCTGAAATTCATTTATTTCGCCTGTACGGGTCGTTTCGCTTTCGCCTTGATAGTTTATACCTAAATCTTCGTTTTTAACTGATTTTTTATCGGTATTTTCTACAAAACTGTTTAAATAGGTATGTGGTTCTTCACCATTTACTGGTTTTTCGTTTTCTATAAACTCATCTTTGAATGGTTGTTCATAGTTTCGATAATTAGGGTCTAGCGTATTATCTTTAAACGATGTATTATCACGTGGCCCATTTTCGTATTTGCCATAATTGCCTTTAAATGTATTTTCTGCAATTTCCGCACGCATTGCATCATTTGCAACTGCTGGGTCTGGTCTTTCGTATGTTTCACGAATGATTTTCGCCATTTCTGCCGGCGTTGCGTCTGGGTGTGCGCGCATAGCTTCAAGTGCAGCGCTTTCGGTATTATGTAATTCCCATACGCTGAAATCTACTTGCGTTCTCCAGTCCCACGGATCTAACCCGCGACTTTCTGCGAATTTCAACAAACCTTTTTCGCCGTTGAGTCTATCACCAGTAAATTGAACCAAACCACGGGAACCGTAGCCGTCGCCGCTTGTTACCGTTGTACTAAAACTGCTTTCGGCGCCAATATTACCAGTCATGCCGGCCGCTTCAACGTCGCTTAATCCATTCATACGGTATCGGTTATAAATGTCAGCTTGGATATTACCGGTTTCTCCTTCCATAGGTTGACCGTTCAAACCACCTTCGGAATATTCGCGCGGTTCTACTGTTTTAGGTTCTTCTGGTACGGGTACATCATCAAACGCGTTATACATTACGCCTTCTTCCATTGTTGGCGCATCTTTTGTGAAACGTTCGCCAATATCTTCAAAGGCGTTAGATGCCTTTTCTTTGATGTGTTCCGCTGCACGCCCTACACGCTCACCGATTGCACCGCTTACTTTCTTAGGTGTTGCCCCGTGTATCATGGCAGCCGGTAAAAATACATCGCCCCATAAGTTGGTAGGGTTCATGGCTATATTTTTAGCAAATTCCCCCGGGTCGTCAATTAAGCGTTCTACTGGCTCAGCCACCGGGTCTACTAAAAGATTTTTCGCCGTAGCTACATATTTATTCCCTAAAATTCCGTCTGGTGCCGTTCCGTCGTTTTCTGCGGTTGCATTGGCGTTATACATATCAACCGTATCACTTGCAATCGTAGGCGCGGCAAGAACGCCAGCAGCTATTCGCACCGGTGGTGGAACGTATGGCGTAATTGCCAGATATCCGGCCGGCTTACCAACGGCGGCGTTATAGGTTTCTACGTGCGCTTTACCTAACTCCGGCGTAGCGTATTCGTCGATAAACTCCCCATTATCATCAAATTTAGAAAAGTTATCGCCATTAGCATCAATGGCATTAGCAGCACTTTTAGAATACTCATTACCTAGATTGTTCGCTTTGTTTACTACATCATCTTTCCAGTTGGTTAACGTATTACCTACATTGTCGTTAATTTCTTTGCCGGTTTTATCAATCCATTCAATATTGTTTTTAACGCCATTAGCAACATATTCGGCATTATTTTTAACGCTATCCCAAAACGTAGGCTTGGGCGCGTTGCCTACGTCATAACCGTATTCGGTTGTTATATCTTCAAAGGCGTTACCGTTTCCAGCTGCCTTGCCGTATTGGCTTGTAATATCATCAAACGCACCCATAGTCTACCCCTTTATATTTAATAAGACTTTAACCACGATTTATATTGACCGTATCCGGCCGCATCAAGTTCCGCTGCAATCTGATCATCGCTCCAGCCTTGCGCTGAAAGTTCATTCATGCGTTTAGAAATTGCTGCTTGTTCTTCGCTTGAATAAGTCGGCTGCCGTTTAACTGTTGGCGTTCCAGCAGCACCACCGCCGCCAGCAGTAGGCGCACCACTTAACGCACTTTGTAATTGCCCATAATAAGGGCTTTCGTTTTCTGCTTTATCTGGGTTAGCTTTAACCCATGCGGTATGTTGTGCGGATAACGTACGCAATACTTGCGCATTATACCCGCTAGTGCCGGATTGTGTAGCCGTTGCCGGTTTAACGTGCGTACCTACATATTTCATGCTGCCGTCCGTGCCAACAATATAAGTTTTTCCGTCTGGCATAACTTTAATGTTTTTCGCCCCGAAATTACCGATATTTTTCATTTGGCCGTCCGGAGTCATTACGATAACTTGGCCGTTCGCAAATTGTTTTGTTTCAACCTTGCCATAACCGCCCATATCTTGAATAGTACCGTCGCCCATGTTGTAACGTAAAACATGGCCGTTTTGTGCGCTGCTAAACTTATAATCTGGTTTATCAAGTGCCGCAATAGAATTCAAGTTATTCATATCAATAGTACCAGCGCCAACTTTACCGGCTAGATAGTTATATCTTGCAACGGCTGGCGCCAACCCTTTAACCCGTTTTGTGTTATAGGTATCTACAACCGGGTTGCCGTCTTTATCCTGTGTAAATACAAGATTGTTCATGATTTGCTGGCGCATTGGTTCAAGCACTTTTTCTTGATATTCGTTGACTTGCTGCATATACATATTGTTAACGTCAGTTTGATATTGTTCGCTGGCTAGGCCTTGCGCCGTTTTAAAATCAAAACCGGCTTTAACTAGGGCCAACGTATTGGCCCCTAGTTGTTTACGTGCTTCACTTGTTACGCTTGCTTTATCTGGTATAGAGTATTGACCCGGCGCTTTATCCGCATCGGCGTTACCATTTACGGCCGAATTGGGCGCCCCATGAAAAGGTGCGTTTTGTCGTTGTTGCATCATTTCTTGGTATGTTTGCGGTACCCCTGTATTAATACCAGTATTATTTAGATTTTGAAAATTCCATAACCCCGTGTTTTGTTGCGGTTGCGCTGGCGCCGCTGGCATTTGTGGTGCTTGCGCTGCCTGTACTTGTAATTGCTTTTGTAATGTAGGACTTGGCTCATTCATATAAGCGTTAAAGCGCTGATCAGTAACAGGGTTAGCCGGTGCATCTGTGTTAGCTTGCATCGGTTGTGCTGGTGCTGCTGGATTTTGACCGCCCCATAATCCGATATTATTCTTTTGCATCAAGTTATTGGCAAATGTGTTATTGGAATTAGATAATAACTGGTTGATTTGACCGGCGCTATTAGGTTGTTGCATACCCATTCCCGCCATGCGGTTATTATTATCCACAATTTGCGGCGTGTTCGGGTCTTGTTCCCCGCCAGCGCCACCGCCACCGCCTAGCATTGCTTGATAGCCTTTAGCCATTTTGTTATTCTGCAATGCACCTAAACGATGTGAGAAATATTGACCAGCTAATTCGCCTAACGCCGCCCATGGTTCAAAATCTTTTACGTAGATAACGCCCATTGTGTTATTCCTCTACTTTCTTATTA